GGGTACGGGGCAGGAAACCCGCGGGAAAGTGAATCTGGCTGGTCTTCAAACTTAGTTAACTGCGGTTAACAGTTAACTGCCTGTGTTTATTGGGTTAACTGGTAGTTCATTCATGGAATATTTGAGCAAGTCGGCTTATGCCGCGAGCCGTAACTGGTCTAAAGCGTGGGTTTCTAAACTGGCTAAACAAGGCCGCTTGATTTTGAACGCAGCAGGGCAGGTCGATGTTGCTGCAACCAATGCCTTAATTGATAAAACCAGCGATCCAAGTAAAGCCGGCGTTACTGTCCGGCATGAGCAAGATCGTGTCAGTAAAGGCCAGCCTACGGTTGACCCTTTGGGTCCTTCGACGTTTTTGCAGGCTGCGCCGCTCAGCCATTGTGAGTCACCGGAGCTTAAGCCCGACTTCCAAAAGGCTCGCGCGCGACGTGAGCACTTCAACGCGATGACCGTGGAAGCAGACTTCTACAAGAATCAGGGCACGTTGGTTGAAATGTCGGATGTGGACGAAGCGGCTTATGCCACCGGCCGACTCCTGCGAGATCTTCTGTTGGCTGTACCGACCCAGATCGCGCCTGAGCTCGCGGCAATGAGCGATGCGTGGGGTGTAGAAAAGCACCTGCTGGCTTCAATCCGCCGCGCACTTGAGGATGCAGAGCGCATCTCCAGTGCCGACCTTCGGCACTCCTTGTCAATCAAGAAGGATAACAATGGTTAGTGATAAGCGTGGGGGCGAAGAGGTCTACCGAGAGGGATACTTTCGTGGCCTGCGTCCTGAGCCAGAGTTGTGGGTCGATGAGTGGGCGGATCGTTACATGCGGATCCCTCAGAGCTCAGGTGCTGCCGAGCCTGGTCCTTATCGGACTGAGCGAACCCCATATGCGCGTGAGCCAATGCGCTGCCTTTCACCGTCGCATCCATGCAAACGTGTGGTCACTATGGTGGCCTCACAGTTGATGAAAACCCAGATTGCCCTCAACTGGATTGGCGGCTGTATTCACATGGCTCCGGCTAACATTCTTCTTCTGGAACCTACACAGAAGCTGGCCCAGAGCGTTGCCGGGCGCGTCGATCAGGCCGTAGAGGCCGTTCCTGAATTGCGTGCCAGAGTCGTTGCACCGCGCTCTCGTAAGGGCACCAACACTTGGGAGAACAAGCAGTTTGAAGGTGGCCGGTTGTTCATCGCCACTGCTGGCTCATCGTCCAACCTGGCCGAAAAGTCGGTACGTTATGTCTACGGCGATGAGGTCGATCGCTGGGAAATGGACATTGATAACGAGGGCGATCCAGTAAAGCTGGCAGAGGCTCGCGCTTCTACATTCGGCCGCAACGCCAAGTTTTACTTTTCCAGTTCGCCCACGATCAAAGGTGCTTCGCGTATCGCTGACCTGTTCAAGATCAGCGACCAGCGTCACTACTACGTGCCATGCCCGCACTGTGGCCATATGCAGGTGCTTGAATGGGCCAACTTGAAGTGGGATGAAAGTTACCGTTTGGTGCAATACCTGTGTAGCGGTCCTGACTGCGGCGCAATGATTGATGAACACGCTAAGGCCACGATGCTCTCTAACGGAGAGTGGCGTGCTCATGCGCAGGGTGATGGGGAAACTATCGGTTTCCATCTCAATGCCTTGTACGCGCCATTGGGCTGGACGAGTTGGGCGTCTTTGGCCAAGGACTTTGATGATGCCCTGGTCATGCAAAAGCAGGGCGACCAAGCGACTATGCAGGTGTTCTACAACACCAAACTTGCACTGCCTTGGGATAACGCCATGGAGCAAACCAAAGCGGATGTCTTGCAGGCAAGGGCGCGGGCTGAAAACTATGTATTGGGTACTGTCCCCATTGGTGCGCTGATGCTCACTGCGGCGGTGGACGTTCAAGGCAACCGTCTTGAGTTCATTGTCATTGGCTGGGGCATGGGTATGGAACGCTGGGTCATTGATCACCAGGTGATCATGGGTGACCCATCAGACTCGCGAACTTGGGAGGTCCTCGATGACAAACTTAAGGTCCGCTATCGCCATGCAAGTGGTGTTGGTCTAGGTATCTTGGCGACTGCCGTCGACTCGGGAGGGCACCATACCCATGAGGTCTATCAGTTCTGCCGCATTCGTCGTTGGCGCAACGTATTTGCTGTAAAGGGTGGTAGCCATCCCAGTAAAAATATCATTGCTCAGCGGCCTTCTCGGGTAGATGTGAACTGGAGGGGAAGTGTCGAGAAGAACGGCGCTGAGCTGTGGATCATCGGAACCGATACAGCCAAAGACTGGATTTATAACCGCTACCCATTAGAGTCCGGCCCCGGCGCGCTCCACTTTGCTAAAGATTTGCCTGACGACTTCTTTGCCCAATGCGTCGCAGAGCGCAAAGTTGCTCGCTACGTTAAGGGCAAGCGTTTGGTCGAGTGGACCAAAAGCAAAGCCGAACGCAATGAAGCCCTCGACTTGATGGTGTACGCCCTGGGAATGGCGGAATACCTCGGTTTGCATCGTTATCACGAAAGCGATTGGGAGAAAGTTCGACAGTCGCTAATGCAGCATCACCTGTTCGAAAACAAAAGCCTGCCTCCTGAAGTCACAGATAGCGACTCTACTCAGGAGCAGGGCGCTGGACCTCTTGAAGTCGTTCAAGGCCACCCGGTCATTCCGGTTGCAGTTGCACACCATGTGGTTACTTCTAAACCGGTCGCTGCAGCACCGGCTCGCCGTGTCAGTCGAAGCGGCTATCTCAAGAGACGCTAATTATGTCCTTTACCCAAAAGCACCTCGAAGCGGTTGAGGCGGCCATTGCTCGTGGCGAAAAAACCGTGCGCTATGCCGATCGTACCGTGGAGTACCGAACGGTGGATGAGTTGCTCAAGGCGCGCGACCAGATCCGCACGTCGCTGGTCGCCTCTGCCGGGCCACGTTCTAAAGTGGTAAGGCTTTTCCACGGGGGCAAGGGACTCTAATGGCTCGCCACTATCCAACCCTGACCCGCAACGGCTTCTTGCTGCCCGAGCGGATCAAAGCCAGTTACGAAGGGGCCGGTGAGGGGCGACGCTCGGCCAGTTGGGACGCGCCCGATACCGGTATTAACAGCATCAACACCCCGGCTTTACGCAATTTGCGCTCACGTTCACGGGCGGCGGTGCGCAATGACCCGTATGCGTTCAACGTCATCGACAAACGCGTCAGCAATCTGATCGGTACCGGCATCACCCCACGGCCCAAGATCGAAGACGATGCCCTGCGCAAAGTTCAGCAGGAGCTGTGGGAGGATTGGGTCGATGAGTCGGACGCGGATGGTCTGACCGACTTCTACGGGCAGCAGGCATTGATTGCACGTACCGTTGAAACGGCCGGTGAATGCTTTGTTCGTCTTCGACCGCGGAGCCAGGACGAGGATCTGGCAGTGCCGTTGCAGCTCCAGGTACTGGCCCCCGAGTTTGTGCCCCATGACAAGTTTGAGCCGGCCAAAAACGGCAACAGCATCCGGGCCGGGATCGAGTTCAACCCGGCTCACCAGCGCGTGGCGTATCACATGTACCGCGTTCACCCCCGCGATGCTTCGTCGCTGAACGCCGGTTACAACCAACTGGTACGAGTGCCCGCCGAGCAGGTGCTGCATATCTTTGAGCCGGTCGAGCCAGGACAGTTGCGTGGCGTGCCCCGTTTGGCGCCTGTGCTCAAACGCCTGCGCAGCCTGGATAACTACGATGACGCGGTGTTGTTTCGCCAAGAGGTGGCCAACCTGTTTGCCGGGTTTATCTCCCGGCCTCCGCCAGAGGGCAGGCAGCTTGCGCTCGACCCGGTGACCGGCCAACCCTTCAACGAAGACCGCGACGGCTTCACACCGATGGTCGCGCTGGAGCCCGGCACCATGCAGGAACTGGGGCCGGGTGAAGAGGTTGAGTTTTCCAAACCACCGGACGCAGGCAACAACTACCCGGACTTTATGCGCCAACAACTGATGGCCGCTGCAGCCGGTACCGGCACGCCTTACGAAATCCTCACCGGCGATATGCGCGAGGTCAACGACCGGGCGCTGCGGGTCGTGCTCAACGAGTTTCGCCGGCGCCTGGAGCAGTTGCAGTTCGGCGTGTACGTCCACCAGCTGTGCCGCCCGGTGCGTGCCGCCTGGATGGACATGGCGGTGTTGGCCGGTCGCCTCAAGTTGGACAACTACGCGCAACGGCGTCGCGAGTATTTGCGCACCCGCTGGGTGCCGCAAGGCTGGGCCTATATCCAGCCGGTGCAGGACATTCAGGCGCGGATGATGGAAGTCAACGCGGGCTTTAACTCCCGCAGCGAAATGGTCCTGCGTTCGGGCTATGACGCCGAAACTGTCGATGCTGAAAACGCTGCCGATCAGGCCCGCGCCCGTGACCTGGGCCTCAACTATAAAACGCTCGTCGACCAGCCAGAACCGGCCGCCGATAAGGAGACACCATGAACAGGCTACGCATTTACAACAAGGCCGGTGACCCACCCGCGCCGCAGAACAAACACTGGTACAGCCTCAAGGCCAGCGGCGAGGCCGAGGCCCGCAGCATTGAGGTTTACGTCTACGGCGAGATCGGTACCTGGGGCATCACCGCCAACCAGTTTGTCCGCGACCTTGCTGCGCTCGATGATGGCGTTTCTCCGATCGTGGTGGCGTTTAACAGCATCGGCGGTGACCTGTTCGACGGCCTTGCTATTCACAACGCCCTGTCGCGGCTTGGCGAGCGTTGCACCGGCCGGGTCGATGCTTTGGCAGCCAGCGCGGCCAGTGTCGCGGTGTGCGGGGCGAACAAGGTGGTGATCGCAAGCAACGCGATGCTGATGATCCACAACCCGTGGACCTACGCGGCAGGCGATGCAGAGGATCTGCGCAAGGTCGCCACGGCGCTGGATCAGGCGCTGGAAGTCATCATCGCCGCCTACAAGGCCAAGTCGCCCAACATTGACGAAG